TTTGTCTGAATCTAATCTTGCACAACTACAAAAGATGGCTGCGATTCTGAAAGCACCTGACCTTGCACTTGTTGGTGAAAAAGGTGGCGATGTTACATTGAAAGTATGTGATAAGAAAAATGATACATCAAATAATTTTGATATTATTGTTGGTGATAATGCAACGGCGGACTTTACTTTTTATTTCAAAGTAGAAAATCTTAAAATGATGTCCGGTGATTATGATGTCGCTGTATCATCAAAGTCTATCTCTCACTTTAAAAACACAAAACTTCCAATTGAATATTGGATTGCATTAGAACCCGATAGTGTTTTCAATGCGTAAATTTTTTATATTTTATATTATGAATAAGGTGAATTATGAGTACAGACTTTCTATGGGTCGAGGAGTATCGACCAAAAACAATTGATGATTGCATACTACCGGCATCATTAAAAACATTCTTTCAAAACCCTCAAGGTGTTGCTGAACACATAGATTATATACAAACAGTTGAAAAGAAGGTAGAGGCACTAGCACTTGCTCAAAGCAAATGGCGAACACTTACTGGACTTTCAGATGGTGAATAAGGTGAAAAATGAGTACAGACTTTCTATGGGTCGAGGAGTATCGACCTAAAACAATTGATGATTGTATATTACCACAATCTCTTAAAACTCTCTTTACATCTTTTATAGAAAAAGGTGAACTATCTAATTTACTATTCTCTGGTACTGCTGGCATAGGCAAGACCACAGTTGCAAAAGCATTATGTGAGCAATTGAATTGTGATTGGATTATGATTAATGGTTCCGAAGAAGGTGGCATTGATGTACTAAGAAATAAGATTAAGAACTTTGCTTCTACTGTATCATTATCTGGTGGTAAAAAGGTAGTGATACTAGATGAGGCAGATTATCTTAATCCACAATCTACACAACCTGCTCTAAGAGGTTTCATCGAGGAGTTTCATAAGAATTGTAGATTTATTCTCACTTGTAATTTCAAGAATAGAATCATAGAACCTTTACATAGTAGATTTTCAAACATAGAATTTAAGATTGCCAACAAAGATAAACCTAAGTTGGCAAGTAAATTGTTTGAGCGAGCAACTTATATTCTAAAAGAACAGAATGTAGACTTTGAAGAAAAGGTACTTGCTGAATTAATCAAAAAACATTTTCCAGACTTTAGAAAACTTATAAATGAATTGCAAAGATATTCTGTTGCAGGAACTATTGACGCAGGTATTCTTGTAAATGTTTCGGATGAAAATCTAAAGACATTAGTATCTCATCTTAAAGGTAAAGAGTTCGGCGATATGAGAAAGTGGGTAGTAAATAATATTGATAATGATCCTGTGAAAGTCTTTCGTAAAATCTATGACAGTATGTATGAGAGTTTACAACCAGAAACAATACCTCATGCTGTTCTGATTATTGCTGACTATCAATACAAGTCTGCCTTTGTTGCGGATCAAGAAATTAATCTAGTTGCTTGTTTGACTGAATTAATGTCCCAAGTTAAATTTAAATAATGTCTGCCCCTTTAGCTCAGTTGGTAGAGCAATTGATTTGTAATCAATAGGTCGGCAGTTCGAATCTGTCAAGGGGCACCAGAGAAATATATGATACATAATATAGATTGTTTAAAATTTTTAGAAACAACACCAGACGAATCTTTTGATGTTTGTATATCTAGTCCACCGTATAATCTAGGAGTTAGATATAGTAAATATGAGGATACAAGAGTTGATTATATAGAGTGGATGAAAGATGTATGGAGTGAAGTTTGTAGAGTATTAAAACCAGATGGTCATTTATTTTTAAATTTAGGATATTCTAAAGACAATCCTTTTGATACATATAAAGTTGCAGAAAATGTGCCATGGCTATTACAGAATAATATTATATGGGCAAAGGCAGTAGAGATTGATGGTAGAGTAAGAGGTTATAGCACACCACATTCAAGTAAAAGATATTTGCAAAATGGTTGGGAACATTTATTTCATTTTACAAAGAATGGTAATACACCTATCGATATAGAATGGTCGGGTGTACCTTACAATGAGGATTATAATAATGCAGAAAGAAATGCAAAACGAAGTGGTAAAAATTATAGAGCAACTACAAATTGTTGGCATATTACATACAAAAGTAAAGCAACAAAAGAGATAACAAAAGAGATTGCAGGTAGCAATAAACACCCAGCAATTTATCCAGAAACTTTAGTTGAGAAATGTTTGAAAGTATCTGGTTTGAAAAAAGGAGTTGTGTTCGATCCATTTATGGGAACAGGTACAACAGCTGTTGTTGCTAAACATTATAATTTAGATTATGTTGGTTGTGAGATAGATCAAGATTATTGTAAGTTTGCAAATGAAAAAATAACAAAGATATTATAATGTATGAATTAAAAGAATATTTAAATGCTATAAACTTTACAAAGAAGAATCTAATGGATTCAGAAGATAAAGACTGGGTCAAAAAGTATCCTACATTTATAGTCAATAAGATATTATCAGGTTTTTCTGATACTGTAATGCTTGCTAATGAAGTAAATCGTAATCACTTCTTAGATAAAGATATGCAATTCCAATTTCTACTAAATAGTATTAGAGCGAAGAAGAGGTTTAGTCCTTTTCTTAGAGCGTCTAAATTGAAAGACATTGAGTGTGTAAAAGAGTATTATGGATATAATAATGAGAAGGCAAAGTCCGCTCTTGATATACTCACCAAGGAACAAATTAAATTAATTAAAGAAAAGTTATTCAAAGGTGGGACAAAATGAATGAATTAGTAGACAACTGGAAACCAGAGTTAATGCTCGAAGTTCAGTTAAAAGAACCAGATGATTTTCTCAAAGTTAGAGAAACATTAACAAGAATAGGCGTGGCGTCTAGAAAAGACAAAAAGTTATTTCAATCTTGCCACATATTACACAAACAAGGTAGATATTTTATAGTCCATTTTAAAGAGTTATTTGCTTTAGATGGTAAAGAAGCAAACATATCTGACAATGATTGTGAAAGAAGAAATACGATTGCTCAATTATTAAGTGATTGGGGTTTGATTGCTATTTTAAATAAAGATATTGCAGAAAAGAAAGCACCATTATCACAAATTAAAGTTCTTGCATTTAAAGAAAAAGGTGAATGGGATTTACAAGCAAAATATAACATAGGTAAGAAACCAGAAGATGAAGGCACCGAAGTTTAAAGAATTTATTTCTGAGGAGAAAGTAGAAGAACCATATCGTTTGGTTATACTTTCCCATGATGACGCTGACGACCCTAATAAGACAGGTGATCTAATAAGAGAGAAAGCTAAAGCACTAGGCATTAAAGTATTACTTGCCGAGTTCATAGGTGCTTTTGTTAGTGAAGAAAATGATAAACTATACATGAATAGTTTTCCTGTTGAAAAAGGTGGTGCAGTTGCAGAACCTGATCCTAAAAAAGATATTGTTTACGATAAACCATTTGAGATTGATGCTAAAAATACAATCATAATGATACGAGGATTAGGTACTCCTGGTGTAAGTGGTAATCGTTCTTGGTATGCTATGACAAAAGACCTTGAACATAGAGGTTTTGCAGTTATCAATTCAGCAGAATGCCATGATATATGTTCAGACAAATGGATGAATCAGATTATCTTTGAGAGAAATAAAATAAACACACCTAAAACAGTTCGTGTATTACATTCAGAAGGATCAGAAAATGCACTAAAAGAATTAGATAGTGATTTTCCTATCATCTTGAAAACAGGTTCTGGTTCAAGAGGTGTTGGTGTTATTCTAGTAGAGAGTGCTGCTTCTTGCCAATCAATCGTACAGTTATTGTATAGAGAAAATGAATTCATAGATATTATTCTACAAGAGAAACTACCAACAAAGTATGATGTAAGAGTAATTATCTGTGGTGAAGAAATCATAGGTGTAATGAAACGACCTATTATTGAGGGTGATTTTAGAAGTAATGTATCACAAGGTTCTGAACCAACGACACATAAACTTACTGCTAAAGAGGCAGAAGAATCACTTAGAGCTGCCAAGGCAGTTGAAGGTGTGATTGTTGGAGTTGATTTTATTCCTGCAAAGAATAGAGAAAAAGATAGTCCACATTTTATTGAGGTTAATTCAACGCCAGGTTTAATCGGTATTGAAGAAGCATTAAAAACTGAAGGTAGTATAGTCGAGAAGATTCTCGTAAAACTACAAAATCGTGAAGTGTGGAATAATTAAGTTTTTCGCTTTACAAAACACTAAAAATTTGTTATAATAAGATATATGAAATTCTACACCAGCGTTCTACCCTATCACGGCAAACTTCTAGTTCGTGGTGTCAATGAAGATGGTGCTCGCAAAAAGTATAGACTTAATTATGAACCTTCCCTTTTCATTCCAGTTCAAAAAGAATCAAAATACAAGACACTTGATGGTCGTAATTTAGACAAAATTAAATTCGATAGTATTGTTGAAGCAAAAAAGTGGATTCAAGAATATCAAGGCGTCACCAACTTCGAATATTTTGGTAATACAAGATATCAATATCCATATATTGCAGATACATTTTCAGATAAGATTGATTGGGATATAAAACAGATTAGAATTCTTACAATTGATATCGAGTGTGAGAGTGAGAATGGTTTTCCTGATCCAAGTCTGGCAGAAGAACCTTTAATTTCAATTACAGTAAGAGATAGTACAACAAAAAATATTCTAGTTTTTGGTATGGGCAACTTTGTTAATGATCGACCAGATGTGCATTATAAAAAATGTGCAACTGAAAGAGATATGGTTGCTAAGTTTGCTGAATTCTGGACTCAATATAATCCTGATGTTGTTACTGGTTGGAATGTTAAGTTCTTTGATATACCTTATCTAATGAATAGATTTAAAAATCTCATGGGCGAAGAATACATTTCTCAATTTAGTCCTTGGGGTATTGTCAATGAAGGTACTGCTCTAGGATTAGGATATAATAGACAAGAAAAGTATTTTGATTTACTTGGCATTGCAACTTTAGATTATCTAGACCTATATCGTAAACACACTTTCGTTAGGCGTGAGAGTTATAAACTAGATTATATTGGTGAAGTAGAAGTAGGTGAAAACAAGAATGAAAATCCATATGATACTTTCAAAGAGTTTTATTCTAATGACTATCAAAGATTTATTGAATATAATATTCAAGATGTAGAATTAGTTGACAAGTTAGAAGATAAAATGAAACTAATTGAATTACATTTGACAATGGCATATGAGGCAAAAGTTAATTATCAAGATTGCTTTGGTCAAGTTCGTATGTGGGATAGTATTATCTTTAATCATTTAAAAGAAAAGAATGTAGTTGTACCTGCAGTTGTTGAATCTAAAAAGTCTGATGGCTTTGAAGGTGCATATGTAAAAGATCCTGTTGTAGGTTTTCACGATTGGATTTGTAGTTTTGATTTAAATAGTTTGTATCCGCATTTAATTATGCAGTATAATATATCGCCGGAGACTATGGTCGGGTTTGATCCAGGTAAAGTAAATGTGGTAGATATGTTAAATGAAAAGGTTAATCTATCTGATTTAGATAGTCGAACTATAACTCCTAACGGTGCTCAATTTCGAACAGACAAACGAGGTTTTCTTCCAGAGTTGATGGATAAACTCTATCAAGAAAGAGTTATCTATAAGAATAAGATGTTAGCCGCAAAATCTTTGTATGAAGAAACTGGTGATGAAAGATTAAAGAATGATATTGCAAAAAATCACAACATACAGTTGGCAAGAAAGATTGCATTGAATAGTGCTTACGGTGCTATTGGCAATCAGTATTTTAGATATTTTGATGTTCGCCATGCAGAAGGTATTACAATGGCAGGTCAATTGACAATTCGATGGATTGAAAATGATGTGAATAAGTTTCTAAATAATTTACTCAAAACAGAAAATGTATCTTATGTTGTTGCCTCTGATACTGACTCAATCTATATTCGATTAGGTGAAGTTGTGAGTAGAATATTCAAAGATCAATCTGACACTAGAAAGATTGTGAAAGTTATGGATAAATTCTGTGAAGAAAAACTACAACCATTTATTGATTCGAGTTTTGCTAGACTTGCTAAATATGTTAATGCATATGAACAAAAAATGATTATGAAACGAGAAGTGATTGCAAACAAAGGTATATGGACTGCCAAGAAAAGATATATTCTGAATGTGTTTAATGAAGAAGGTGTTGATTTAAAAGATCCTAAGTTAAAAATTATGGGCATTGAAGCAGTTAAGAGTTCAACTCCTGCCCCTTGTCGTATCAAAATTAAAGAGGCATTGAAAGTGATTATGACTAAAGATGAATCAGCATTGATTCAATTCATTGATGACTTTAGAGTTCATTTCAAAAAATTACGACCAGAAGAAATTGCTTATCCTCGTTCTTGTAATAATCTTAAAAAATATACTTCATCAAAAGACATATATCAAAAGTCTTGTCCGATTCATGTAAGAGGTGCTTTATTATATAATCATCAATTGAAGAAAAGAAAACTAGTGAAGTATGAGGCAGTCAATGAGGGTGATAAGATTAAGTTTATTACATTGAAAGAACCTAATCCACTCCATGAAAATGTGATATCTTTTATATCTACATTACCGAAAGAGTTTGATCTTCACAAATATATTGATTATGATGAACAGTTTAATAAATCTTTTCTTGAACCGTTGAAGTTTATTCTAAATGCAATCAACTGGAATTTTGAAAAGAAAGCAAGTCTAGAGGAGTTCTTTGGGTGAGATTAATAATCTGTAAACATTGTAAGTGCCGACAAATAAAAGTAGGAGTATTCTGTATAAACTGTGGGAGACTAACAAATGGTCGATAAAACACTATATAAACGCCTTCTAGACGCCGCTAATGACGGTAAACTACCTATCTTAGATAACAAGTCGTTTGAATTACTGAACGCTCAGTACGGTAAAGAAATCTTTAGAGAAACCCTTGCTGAATACATAGCAACTGAACGACCTGTATTTCCTTTGAAAGAAATTTCGTATGATGATATGCGAGATAGTTTCGGTAAATTAAAGAAGTTTAATACTAATACAATCTGTATTCCACAAGAGCAAATCGAAAAAGAAGTCTATGAAAAATATGATGACTATGAATATCCATATTCACAATATGGTCTTGGTCTGATAAATGGTGCTAGTACATTTAATGATGTATCAAATTATTTTCATCAAGACTTGAGATTAGAATGTGGTAGTTATGGATTTAGAGCACCGAAAGAAGTATGGGAGAATGGCACAGCAAAAGATATCTGGAAGTGTTTTGGTCCTATCTGGCGTGGTATCAATGGTGTTCAAAAAGTTATGATCGAGGGTAAAGAAGAATTGATTGGTGGTCAGTTGAATGAAAAGAGTTATATATCAGCATTTAGATTAGGTACTTATATTGCAACACAATTTAAACCAGTAGTCGCAAAAGCAGTCTATGATATTACAGACGCTAAAAGAGTTCTCGATACAAGTTGTGGTTGGGGTGATAGACTTGCAGGTTTCTTTGCCAGCGATGCTGAAGAATACTATGGTTGTGATCCTAATCCAAATACATATCAAAGATATCAAGAACAGATTTCTACTTATAATAAACTATTACCTAAACCTAAGAAAGTTCAGATATGGAATTGTGGTGCAGAGGATATACCTTATGATAAACTACCAGCAATAGATGTTGCATTTACAAGTCCGCCTTACTTCTCTACCGAAGAATATAACAAAGGTGGTGAGTTAGAAGAAAATCAATCTTGGTTTAAGTTCAATGAGTATGAGAAATGGCGTGATGATTTCTATTTACCAGTTGCAGAAAAAAGTATGAAAGTATCTAGATTTATGTTCTGTAATATTATGGATCCTAAAATCAAAGGTACAAGATATCGTTCTGGCGATGAATTAGTAAATCATCTGAAAGATAAATTCTTAGGTCAAATCGGTATGAGAATTATGCAACGCCCACAAGGTAAGGCAGTATTCAAAGATGAAGATGGTAACTTTAGTAAAGAGAAACTAGATGAGAATATGAATAAAATGTTTATCGAGAATGTCTGGTGCTTCGGCGACAAAGATTTAGACTTGTTTAGATATTCTAGAAAAGCAACTTTAGATGAATTTTTTGCTTGACAATGGCGTATAAATATTGTATAATAGTAATTTGAATTGAGGAATAATATGAGTGATTTTTTGAAAGATATAATTAAAGAAACAGGTAATGAATATGCAAGTCTAGTAGCGGATGGTTCAACAGGTGATGTTGATTCATTTATAGATACAGGTTCATATATATTCAATGCTTTACTCGGTGGTAGTATTCATCGAGGTCTACCATCTAATAAGATAACTGCGATTGCGGGTGAAAGTGCGACAGGTAAAACTTTCTTTGTATTAGGTATGTGTAAAAACTTCTTAGATCAAAATCCAGATGGTGGTATTATATTCTTTGAAAGTGAATCTGCAATAACAAAAGAGATTATTGAAGATAGAGATATTGATAGTAGTAGAATGGTTATCATGCCTGTAACTACTGTCCAAGAATTTAGACATCAGGCGATTACAGTATTAGACAAATATACTGGTCAAGATGCTTCTGAAAGAAAACCATTATTACTTGTATTAGACTCTTTAGGTATGTTATCAACTACTAAAGAAATGGAAGACACACAAGCAGGTAAAGAAACAAAAGATATGACAAGGGCACAAATTGTAAAAGCTGCCTTTAGAGTATTGACACTTAAATTAGGAAAAGCAAAAGTTCCTCTTATTATCACTAACCACACCTACGATGTTGTTGGTAGTATGTTCCCTCAAAAAGAAATGGGCGGTGGTTCTGGTCTCAAATATGCGGCTAGTTCCATTGTCTATCTCTCTAAAAGAAAAGAAAAAGATGGTACAGAAATTATTGGCAATATCATTCATTGTAAAAATTACAAATCTCGATTGACAAAAGAGAATAAAGTTGTGGATGTTAGATTAACCTATGATAAAGGTTTAGATAGATACTATGGTCTGCTAGATTTAGCATTGAAACACAATATATTTAAACAAGTTTCTACACGAATTGAACTACCAGATGGTTCTAAAACCTTTGGTAAAACTATTAATAATGATCCAACAAAATATTTCACACCAGAAATACTAGAACAGTTAGATCAAGTTTGTGCAAAAGAATTTAAATATGGAGATGTAATTGACATTAACACCGCCAACACCGATACACCAGACAACG